TAACCACTATTAGTAGGCAATCATTCTTTTGACGTGATTTGGTGTTTGTGAAACTGTTACTGCTGTGCCAATTTGACTTGTAATAGGTCTATAATGATTGATAAGTGTTAGTCCTAGATTTGAAAATGCAACTGGATCATTTGTAGATTCAAATAATTTATCAAAAGATATGTTTAAGGTTTTAACTGCATCAATGCATAAAAGTGCATAGGCTTTGGCAATTGACTCACTCATTCCTGTTGCTGTAAAAATTCCAAGTATGTAATCATACTTTGCCGGAGAAAGTTGTTGTTGAACTCCTCCATATTGATTAAGTATAAGTGTGGTTACCTCTTGGGCATTTAATTTTGGTTGAGCATTTTGTATTGCATTAAACACATTACCAAACAATGCTACTACTTGACTTTCACCACCAACTCTTGCTACTTGTTTTGTACTTTGATTTGCCATTGTTAAAACCCTAAGGTACCTCCTCTTACAGGATTACCATTTGCATCTTTTATTATTTTACCATTTGCATCTTTTACAAAACCCTGTACCGAATTGTTAACTGAAGGTGTGCCTGTTGAATATTTTCCTGCTCCTGCAGATGGTGTGTTAAATGCACTACCAAAATCACCAGAACTAAAACTTGAGACTGCAGATTTAGTTGCATTATATACATTGCGAGAAATACTATCTATTGCATCACTAACTGGTGTTGTACTAATGTTTTGCAGTATAGAACCACCATAGGCCGCACCAGCTGTGTTTATGTTGTGTAGAAAAGAATTACTATTCATTAGATTATTTCCAAGTGTGTTAGTAGTTGCTGTTATATCATCAGAAAGATTAGTTGACAGTTTTAACCAATCTGGATTATCATTTGCTGTTGTTCCTGTGTTACCTTCTAGTGATGTATCTACTGTCGTTGGTGTTTCAGGTAACTCTCGACTGTTAGCAAGTAATTCATCAAAATCAATTGTAACATCTTTTGCATTGCCCATATCATAATTAAGTGTTTCATATATTATTGTTTCATAAGCAAACTGTAGACCAATTTCAATTGGTGCACTTGATTCGTATGACATTACGTCATGATCCATTGATATTACTCTTGGATGTACAAATCTAATTAAATTATATTTTCTACCGTGTATTAAAAATAAATCTAAACTTTTAAGTGGATAACTGTTGTTACTAATACTTGATTCTAAACCAAAGTTATGTTGACTTATAAAATCTGATTCGGAAGATAAAGGAGTTGTTTGATACACTCCTTTGTTAAACGTTGCGTTTCCACCATAATTTTTATTTCTATTATTACCATCTTTTAAACTTAACTCATACAAGTATTTCCAAAATTTTAAAGCCGCATTGTTCATTGTATCATGAAAACGTACATTAACTGGATCATAATCAACACGTCTATACACATTTCTTTTTCTATTATATTGATTTAGTGTGTCATATTGAAAATTAACTTTCGGACCATCAATTTGTTTAATGTTAAAAACCAATGACCGTCTTAGTGATTCCATTGCATCTGCACGTGATTGTTTTAGGTCATTATGCTGTTTTTTTAAATTTTGTCTTGCTATTGCATCTATGCCACCAGTGCTACCATTAAAATTTTGTAACGTTTGCCCGGCTGTAGAAATTTCTGTATCTATTTCTTCATTCCTAAATATTTCTTCAAATATTTGATTGCTATCATCACCGTAAAATCTAAATGTAGCAAGGTATTCAAATTTCTGCCTTGGTATAGCAGACATTAGTGCTGTAGGTGATTGATTTAGTGAAAATGTATCTTGTGCTCTTGTAGGTCCTTGTATTATTGGACTACTTTTTTCAGATGATCCTCGTTGAAATCCAGCAGTTGCTTGATCTAAACTTAATCTTTCAAATTGTTGTGAGGATAAACTACTGATTAGTTCTTCGTTAGCCGCTAATAAATTATTTTGTAATCCACCGACAGCATTTTCAATTTGTTCTTGTGTGGCAACAGAAGAAGTCCCAGTTACACTGTCTATGAACTTCTTCTGCTCCGGAGTTATTTTACTTGGGTCAACACTACTCATCTAGTAATACTCCTATATCAAAAATTAACTTGATATGCCTGTAGTACCACCTAATGATAATGGGAATTGTGGGAATATTTCTCCACCGCCCGGACCAAAGTGTGTTGCGTTGTCATATCTCATTGTCATGATAACTTGTACTGGTTCTGAAACCGCATAATCACCATCTGAGTAATCAACGTTCTGTAAGAAACAACCTTCTAAGTTCCACTGTTCTAATTCAGCATCGTTAGTACCATCTAAGATTTCAATCTTTGTAGTGAATTTGTACTGACCACCACTGATTGGACCAGTTTGTTCAAAGTGGTTTAACTGCTTCTGAACTTGCTGACCTGTTAATCTTGAAATACTGTTATTGATGTCATCACGTAGAGTAATTGTTACTGGTTCCCACGTGTGTTTACCCATCAAATATGCTACTGAGTTATAAACATGTACAGGAACTTCTTCGTGTGTTACTTTTGGTCTTGTGATGTTCATAACCTGTTGAGTTAAATCAACCGGGTTAGCACCTAGGTTACCAAAGCCTGTAAAACGTACTCTAAAACGATATTTAAGTTTAGGTTGTAAAATACCACCTCTACCTGTAGCACCGTCTATTGGAACGCCAAATTTGTTTAATGTAGCCATTGTAATCTCTCCTTACAAATTAATTTGTATTACACTAGTATTTAGCCAAATATAGGAAAATTTAAAAAAAAGTTTGATGTTAAAGGGTAAAAAAAAGGCTACTGTATCTCTACAGTAGCCTTTTTGTGTGTATTTTAACTATTAACTATAGCTCATATTCTCACCAGTGTTCTTTATTCTGATTGGAATGTATATGAATTCAGCCGCTTTTGCTGGCTGAATTGCTACATCAACCCATAACTGGTTAGCATCAATACGTGTTGCTGTGTTGTTTGTTTCATCACAAACTACTAAGAAATCGTATAATGCTCTTTTTGAAGTTAAGTCTGATAGGAATCTTTCAAAAGTATCAGTTACTTGATCTCTTGTCATTCTGTCATTTAATTCAAACAAGAATGGTTTTGCTAGGTTATCAAATTGATATCTTAAGTAACAAATTAATCTACCTACGTTAACTCTATCAAGTGCTGATGCTGTTGGATGTAAAGATTTTTGCCCAAATACTACTAAACCTCTGTTTGGCATAAATGCAATTGGGTTAACTTTAGATGCATACAGCGTATCTCTAGAACCTTCACTTAGTACAACTGGATTGTATTCACCTGTTGCTGAGTCAATATAACCAACTGATGATGCATTTGATACCAAGCCTCTTTGATAACCTGCTGGTGCAAACCACTGGAATGCCGCTTGATCGCTTGAGGCAATAGTTCTTAATGCTATGTGTGAAGCAGGAACAACTACGTTGTTACCACTTAAATCAGTTGTTAATGCTGATGGATAGTAAACTGATGAATATGTGTGACTTGATACTAGACCGTCTTCACCGTTAGTTGTTGCATTTGCTGAGTTTGACATCCAATTAGCGACTTCTGAAGGAGTTTTTAATCTAAATGGTGCATCAACAATAATAAATGCAGTTTCTTTTCTTGCAGTGTTAAGTGCAATCATTTCATCATAAGTTTCAGCATAACCAGGACATGCAATCAAGTTAAAGAATCTTGATTCTGCTCTGATTTCATCGTTGCCTGTAAATGCCGCCTGAAGTGCAGTTACTACAACTTGTCTTTGTGCTTTTCTACCCATGTATGGTGAACCATCTGGTTTGTTACCTGCCGCATTAATCCAAATTGGTCCAATGTCTGTGCTGTTAACAACATAAGATGTTTTGTATTCTTTTACACTATAACCTGATGATCTAGTGTTAAACAACAATGTACCTTCTGCATAGTTGGCTGGATCAATTGCATCTGCATCAAATGATGCGTATGCTGAACCAAAACCTTTGTCTGCATCTGTAGTACCTGCTGGGTTACCTACTGCGTCACCAAACACAATGCCAGAAGCTGATGACTGATCAGTATTATCAATTAAAACCCAACTAGATGAAGTTGTGTTGTATTTGTAAATTTTTGGATATGCTTCTAATTCATTTGAGTCGATCCAAATATCACCGTTTTCAAGTGCTGTACCATCTGACTGTGTAGTTGGCTCTGATGATACCATTTGTAGATCTCTTAAACCTGCCGCTTCACCGTTTGGACCTGTGTTTACTGATCCTGCTGTAGACAAGTCTTTTGAGTTTGCGTATGCAAACCATTTCATAGTACCACCATCATTTTCAGCAATGTATAAGTCTGCTGTTAAATTAGTGTCATACCATAATGTGCCATCTACTGGACTTGAAGTTAGTGCATCTGCAGATGCTTCAAAAGCCAAATCGCTCCAAATTGAAGCCATGTACCATGAATCAGAACCTGAAGCCATATTGTCTGTAAAGCCTAATTGTGCTGTAGTTACACCATCAACTGTTGCCGCTGTTGTTGTGTCTTCTACCCAAATGTTTTTACCATTTGTTCTTTCAAGTTTCAAATACTCTTTTGCACCTGAACTTGCTTCAATTGATGCTTTAACAGTTAATGCCGCTAATGATGAATCATTATTAATACCTGCAACGATTTCTGCAAGTGTTACATTTGAACCAGCTCCACCAGTTGCTGTAATAGTTACATCTTGGTTACAAATATTAAGTTTAATACCTGTTTGTGAACCAGCCAATGCAATACCAGTTCCTGAAAGATCCGCTGTCCCAGTAGCCGTTGTTGTAGTTGCAGAACCTCTCAATTTAATTGTGTATTCTACTTCTGGTGTTGAGTTATTTGCTGTTTGTTTGTATGTTGCATTATCAATTCTATCATTGTCCCATGCCGCATCATCGTCATCATCAAATTGTACGTATAATGAACTTGCCGCAGGTGTTAAGGCTGTAACAGCATTGTCATCATCAGCATACAAAGGTGCTGAAATTGTTGACCATTGACCTGTGCTTGTTGAATAGTATTTTACTACTACATTTGCACCGCCGCCAACTGCTGTTGTTTTGACCCAGATAGAACCTGATACTGAAGCACTTGGAGCCGAACCTGTACCTGGTTGCATGAACACAACTGGTGTACCTGTTTTTGCTACTACCCATGTGTCAGCGCCTACTTGATACCATGTTCCTGAAATCTTTTCCCAAAGTTTTACACTTGCGATACTGCTCGTTGATTTGTTTGTGCCGTTAGCAACCACAACAAAATCTCCATTGGTACCATAGGTATCTTTTGGTGATTTTTCAGTGTCATTGTTTACATTTGATGTTGCTGATGAGCTAGGTGTGTCAGTTAATACAGCCGGAGTAACTTTGCTCCATGATGTACCGTCTGCTTGGTATACACCCCAATCAGTTGATGCTGTGTCTAGCCAGTAAGTACCATTTGCTGGTGTACCTGCTGGGACTGTTGTTGAGCCTGTAAGTTCTGCTAGGTTAACATCAGCACGAACCACGTATGCTCTATTTGAAATTCCTAAATATGAATATGCGGCTAATAAACCGTATTCATTTCTTTCATCACCTGGTAACATTGTTGAACCAGCTGAATAAAATGTTGGTGTACCGAATGTTGATAACAGTTCTCTCTGTGAACCAATTAGGTAAGGTTTACCCACATTTGCACTTGTAGTACCAATTGCTGTTGAGCCTGTAGAACTTGGATCAGCTTTGTCTTGTGCTGATGCTACTACAAATAATGGTACTGTGCCTTGTGGTGACCCCGCGTAAAATGATTCATCAGTTACTGTAACTGAAACACCCGGTGAAACTAAATCTGGCATTGTAATCTCTCCTTCATAATTGTGGCAACATTCTTGTCACCATCATATACTATATTTATTAGAAGTTGGGTAAAAGAGGGTGTTTTAAGCACCAATATTTTCCCCTTTAAAAGGGCAGTAAATACAGTTATGACAGATAATAGACCACTATGTACAAAATGCAAGTCAAGACCTAGAGCCTTTAACTATAAAAAAGGTGATAAGACCTATTATCGTAAAATGTGCGATAAATGTATACGCATAAGCAAAGGCAAAGGTGTTAGTTCTAGTGCTAGTTGGCAACAAAGTGGTTATAAAAAGAAAGCCATATGTGAAAAGTGCGGATTTAAAGCCAAACACCCAGCACAATTAGATGTGTATCACATTGACGGAGATCTACGCAACAGTGCCATCAATAATTTAAAAACTATATGTGCTAACTGTCAAAGAATCATGACCATGGAAGAATTCAAATGGCGCCAAGGTGATTTGATGCCTGACGTTTAGAATGTTTGTGTGGTTTTTTTAGTTTTAGAAACTTTTGCTAGTACTTTAGTTACACCATTTACTTTGTCTGTAAGTTGTTCTAGTGTTCCGTTATTTTCAATTATAAAGTCCACTAGTACACCTGTATGATCCCACTCACTAGCGTGTATACCAGTATCTGATAATTGCTGTACAGCAAATTGATCACCTTGCTGTGCTTGTTTGGCTAGTTCTGTCCAATGTGGATCATCACCACGTTTTACTCTAATAGTAAACCCGCCCATTTGTTTGATAAAAGCCAGTTCATTTCTAAAACGACAATCTGTGATAATAGTGGGTTTTTGTCCATTTGCAATGTATCTATGCTCTAAACTGTCTAACCAAATTTTAGGATGGAAATGTTCTCTAAATAGTTCTGTGCCAACAATTTGCAATGCTAGTCTTGGTGTAAAGTTTTTGATTTGAAGTTTGTTTGCCCAATAAGGATCAACACATTCTCTAAAATGCCTACTGTGATCTGTATCACCTTCTAGTGTTTTCCTAGGCCAATTGAATATGTTTGCTGTGGCATCTTTTAATGGTGCCGCAAATGAATCTTTTCTATAATTGTG